CGTACCAGAACCACCGAACAGGTCAAGGGCCAAATCTCCAGTATGGGAACTGTTGAGCATTGCCTTTGCTACAAGCGAAACCGGCTTCATGGTGGGGTGCTCCTCCGATACTTTAGGACGGGGGATCTCCCAAACATCTGACTGTTTACGGTCTTTAAGCGGGCAAAGACGTGTCCCTTCAAGCCAGCCATACCAGATCGGCTCGTACTGGGTATGATAGTCCTTTCTGGATAGTACCAGGCTGTCCTTTTTCCATATAATTGTGCTCGACCAGTGATACCCTACCTCCCGCATGACGTTCATCAAACTGCCCCATTCCTGAGCACTCATTACTATATAGGTCATGCATCCGGCTTCAGAAACCTCTTTCATGCATTTAAAAGCGCGCAATAAAAAAGCGCCGAATTCTTCGGTGCTCATATTGTCATTTAGAATTTGTCTTGGCTTCCAGCTTGGATGCCTGGTATCTGAACCGTAATCAACATTCCATGGTGGGTCGGTGAAAACAAATCTCGCCTTTTGTCCGTTCGTCAGCTTTTGCACATCTGAAAGCATGGTGCTATCACCGCACATCAGACGGTGGCTGCCAAGTACCCATATGTCGCCCTTTTTGGTAACCGGAATTTTAATCTCTGCAATTGCCTTTTCTGTATCGAAATTATCCTCTTTGACATTAACGGTTGTTTTATCACGGAACAACTCATCAATTTCCGCAGCATCAAACCCGGTAAGAGAAACATCAAAGCCATCTTCATTTAAATCCATAAGCAGATCAGTCAAAAGCGGAATATCAAACTCGCCGCTGATTTTATTCAGTGCAACATTGAGCGCCTTTTCCCGCTGTTCATCCAAATCAACTACAACACAGTCGATCTCCTTATACCCCAAAGCTGTAAGTACTTTATAACGCTGATGTCCGCCGACAATGTTCCCGGTGCGTTTATTCCATATAACCGGCTCTACATATCCAAACTCTTCAATAGACCGACGTAATTTTTCATATTCAGGGTCACCAGGCTTTAAATCTTTCCGCGGATTATATTTAGAAGGTTTTAGTTTTTCTGTTGGTATTTTCAGTATATCCATAAATCTTAACCCTCCAATTCTATGGCTTTTTCGCCGGTGAAGTCCTCCCAGCGCTTAACAGCCAAATCACAGTAAACAGGGGATAGCTCCATCGCGTAGCATTTACGCTCGGTCTGTTCAGCCGCAATTATAGTGGTGCCGCTGCCGGAAAACGGTTCAAGCACAATACCGCCTTTGTCGCTGTGCATTTTGATGCACCGCCATGGAAGCTCCACAGGGAACATTGCAGGATGCTCCTTGTTTGCCCGGACAGTCGTCATCTCCCATATGCCCGCATAGCCCCACTTCTTACGTTCTTCCTTTGTAAGCCGTTTCACAAATTTATAACTGTGCCCTGCAAAGGCCGAAAGCCACACATATTCCTGATCGTTATACTCCTCAGCCTCGCCTTTATTGCTGAACGCTGAAATATACTCATACTGCTGAACCGGCTTGTTTGAAACAAGGTGATAGGGGCCTACGCCGAAGTTTTGCCCCTGCTTCTTCCAGATGCGGATCCAGATAGGTCGGTAGCCATTGTCCAAAAACATATTTACGCTGTATACGCTGGTGGGTTCAATAAACTGGGAGCCGGTAGCGTAAAGGTCTCCCAGGTTCCAGCAGACAATATCCGCATGCCTGCACAAGTTTCTAATCACCGGGCGCACGGTTTCAAACCAAGGCTCGATTCCGGCTTTCTCATATTCTTTGCCTACCCCGTAAGGCGNGGAGGTAACCGCCATCTGCGCGTGACCCCCGTCCATGAGCTTTGCGAAGTCAGCCTCGCTCGTAGAGTCACCACACATCAAACGGTGATTCCCAAGAAGCCAGATATCACCCCGCTTCGTTACCGGCTCGCGCTGCACAATTTCCCCATGCGCTTTATCTATGTCAAAGCTGTCTTGTATCGCCTCTTTGGAGTACCATCGGTTAAGCAGTTCGTCTATTTCAGAAGCGTCAAACCCTGTAAGCGAAATATCAAATGCACCTGCGTCCAACTCGGCCATCAACTCTGCCAGTTTATTCTCGTCCCACTCTCCCTGAATCTTATTAAGAGCAAGATTAAGCGCTTTTTCTCTCTGCAGGTCTAGATCTACAACGACGCAATCTATCTCAGTCTGTCCCAAGTCCAGCAAAACCTTTAAGCGTTGATGCCCGCCTACCACATTACCTGTTTTTTGGTTCCAGATAACAGGCTCCACATAGCCAAATTCCTCTATTGACCGTTTTAGCTTTTCATATTCCTTATCGCCGGGTTTTAAATCCTTGCGCGGGTTGTATGCTGCTGGATTAAGTTTTTCAACAGATATTTTTTGTATGTTCATGCTGCATTCTCCTGTTCAATATTTTCTTAAGACCCTTTTTTGCGCCCTCACAATCTCCGTTTATTACTTGTCCCCGCAGGGTCTTAAACTGCTGCTTCGTTAAATGGTCTTTATATTTTCTTAGTTCCCTAAGAAAGATTGAATTTGTTTTATGCATCAGCCACCCCTCCTGGCTGTCAGGAGTTTTTCCATCACATCATCGTGGGGAGTGGCCCCCTTGTATTCGGTAGCACAGTTTTCCCGCACGACTTGATAAATTTGATACCACAGGTTATTGGCCTGTTTCATAAAGCTTTGACTCATAGCCACATAAGGTGACGGGATGGCATTACCAGTCGTCGGATGCTTAGCAAGAAAGCCAAATTCAGTGATACATTCCTCGCACTGAATCCACCGCGCCACACTCTGGGCATATTGCTCTATAAGCTGCGCAGGGATAAGGTGAACACACCTGCGTTCCTTAAGCCACTGCCATGTTTTTTCGTATATTTCCACTGCCAGTGTTGTTTTTCCGTTCTTCTGCTTTGCAGCAAGATAATCCCTCGGTGGCGGCATGCTCTCTCCTTCCAGTTCCGCAGCATCCGTAAACTCCATTACCATGAGCTTTCGTCTGCCGGGGTTTCCTTCCAAAATCTTATCCGCCAGAGGCTTTTTCTTCTGTCCTGCACCAATACGTGCCCCGCCGCGGTTGGTACCGTCCTTTGCCATACACATCACCTCGATTCATGTAATTATTTGGGGTCCCCGCAAGCCGCAGGCTTTGTGGGGAGAGGAGGAGCAACGGAGCAGGCGAGCTTTTGACGCTGGCGTCAAAGTGAGCAAAGCGCAGTTTGCGACGACGAGGGATATACCCCGTTTGAAACTGCGATTTTTCGCGCGTGACCCCCCGCCCGTTGCACAAAACTACTTCACCAGAGATTTTGACCCCCCTACCGTCTTGCCCATCGCTCCCCTTCGCGGGCAGTGAGCGATGAGTGACATTGTTTGCACAGGCTCATAAGGTTGCTGTCTGCATTGGTTCCGCCTTTGGATAAAGGGATAATATGATGTACCTCTTCGGCTGGTGTAAGCCTTCCGTACTTTTGGCACTCCTCGCAAAGCGGATGCTCTGAGATATATCTGTCCCTGATGCGTCTCCATCTCCGGCCATAGCGTTTTCTTGTTTGGGGATCTCGTTCGTATTTGTTGTAATAAGCATCCACTTGCCTTTGATGCATGTTACAGTACCTTCCGTCCGTCAGTTCAGGACAGCCGGGAAAGGAGCAAGGCCTTTTTGGCTTTCTTGGCATCTGGCCACCTCCTTTACGGGTATAAAAAAAGCCCTCACAGGTTCATCCCATGAAGGCTTATCCATAACCTTTCACAATACCATTATATTTGGATTTATAATGAATTTCATCTCATAAAAATCTCATCTTGAACACTGAATAGCATATTTGTTATTTACCCATGGCATCCTACCATTATAATATTTATCCGAAATATACCGCTGCATATCGGGTGGTAAAGCTGCAAGCAAAAGATAAGCCTTTTTCCTATCTTCCTCTAACTCCTGGGGGCTTTTATAGAAGGAACATTTATCTTGCAAGCACTTGTGTACAGTCAGGATATTGCAGCCATTCCTTCCGTTACTGCCAAAACAATTATCGTACATCTTTCTTCACTCCCGTTTTATGTCATAAGAAAAAGCCCCGAAGGGCTTATGCGTTTTAATGTCATTTTTTCACGATATCATTATATATTGGATACCTGTGTTTTACATCTCATAAAAATCTCATTACTACTTCCCGTATAAAAGCAGTGCCAGATGATTAAGTGCCTTGTCCTTCCTACGGTACACCTGTGCTCTTTCAAGAAACAGCTTCTCTCCGATGTTTGCTACAGCTTCTGTCTTGCTCACATCATTAACAAAAAATTCTGTCAGTATAAACTGTTCTTCCTCCGACAGGGCTTCCCAAGCAGGCTTGAACCACTCCATATATTCTAATGCCCGTCTGTAACGTTCTTTCAACACATCAATCTCGTCAAGGCAAGCAGCAAGGCGTTCTTCGCCGCTTTTGGGATTGTGTTTGCCCGGAACTCCGGTAATCTTTGCACTGTGAGGGCTTGTCATACGGGTTTCAATTTCATATATATCCTCATCACTGTGTTCGATAATGTACTGCATGCTGCTGTAATCTTTCAAAGCTTCAACAGCAGCCGCTTTTTTATCTAAATACTGCCATGCAATCAGCATATCGCACCTCCAAAAAATCAAGATAAAAACCTTGATCTTTGAAGCAGTGTGCTTTTTTGCGTTGCTTTGCAGTGCTTTGTTTCCTTGTTCGTTATGTCTTCGTTCTTTATAGAAGGCCATGCTTTTCCAAAATAGCCTTCACCTCATCTACCGAATGGACAACCGCTGCCACACCTCCGGCACTGAGGATTTTCCTTATAGTTGCTTCCTGCAGTTTTGTTGTCTTTCCCGATGGGGTTTTTACTTCAAAAGCTATAACTTTTTCTGAGACTATTGTACCGCTATTCCTGATTATTGCATGCACTCGCCTGTAACCATAGCGGCGTTTGTTTTCACAAAAAATATCTTTTACCTTTGTTCTCAGGTTGCCATATTTATCAGGCAGTTTCAGGGTTTCTTTCTGATAATAATAGCTACTTTTTGACAAACCTACTATCTCAAGTAAATTATTCAGTGGATATTTTGTTCTTAGGGCATCGATCAGTATGCTTTTTTCTCTGTTTGTCAGATCCTTCTGATCGATGCCCAGGTCTTTTTTTATGATTTCTGCCACCTTTTTTAAAATTTCAAGTTCCATTTGCTTGCGATATATCTCTTTTTTCAGAGACTCGACTTCTGCTAATTGCGCTTCCTTGTTATCAGGTAACGATGGTTTGCCTGATCCATACATATCTTTTTCGTTCTCCTTACCGAGCAGTTCTTTTTTCCATTTATAGAGGACGCCTCTGCTAGTTCCTATCCTGTCAACAACGGCAGCAGCAGATCCTTCTCTGTTACACAGTTCAATGACCGCATTATTTTTCTGCTCTTGAGAAAATTGTATCATTGTACCGCGTTCTATACGAGCTTTTCGTTCACCAGGCGCCAGTTCGTCAATCCATTTCGGAAGTTCATCCCGTGATGGATATCCTAATGCTCTCACCGTACGGGTAATGTTGCGGCCATGCTCCAGATAATAATTGACAGCAGCTTTTCTCTGCTCGGATGTATATTTCGGGCGTTTGATGTATTGCTTGTGCAAATCACCTATTTCTTTATATTCTTTATACCATCGAACTAACATTTTACGATTTGGATAACCGAGTTCCCTAATGGTTGCGGCTACGCTAAAATCATACTTAATGTATAACTTTACTGCTTTCAATCGATCTTCATATGAATACATGGACTACCTCCTGACTCGTTTTAAAGTCCAGTTTTTGTCCGCACCCCCAAGTGAGGAATTTTATCTTGCAAAAAACACATTTACGTACTTCTTCTGAAAATCCAGGCGGTATTTTTATACTAGGTCTACCGAAACGGACGCCTTTTGCTTTGGCAGTAGCAATGCCTTCCGCTTGTCTTGTCTTAATTTTTATTCGCTCCTTCTCGCTCAAGTAGGCGAGCAGCTCGAAAACAATATTAGCAATCAAGAGCTTTTCAGTTGAACGCAATAGTAGAAAAGATGTTATTATAATCACGTGTTTTATTGCATAAAGATAATAAGCAGTAATATATCTATCCTGTCTCCTCAACCCCATCAAAAATAGCCATTATCTAATCCGTTAACTCAACTATACAACTTTCAGGGCTATTGATATGTTCCCGCAAACAATAAAAATATGAGTTTCCTGAAATTGTCGCCTCCAACACAGTAGCTGCATGAAAAGCTCAATATCTGGAAACCCTTTATTTATCAGTGTTTTGAATACCCCTATTTCTCAACCCTTGACATCAATACTACGCACTCAACATGTGAAAATTAGGCTATTTTATAAAAACAGGTTCAAAGTCCTAAAAAAGCCCATATATCAATGCTTTCCAGTATTGTGACAATGTGCTTGACATCCATTCCAAAGTCTCACAAAAGTAGGCTATTTTATATTTTTGCAATTATCGAAATTTTCGGATAACTTATTCTTCATGCAACTTGCTATCTGCAAATATTTTCTCACCATGCTAGTTAATCGTTCTTACATCTACATCATACATTAGTGCCATCAAAGGCATTTCGCTCAACATATGCCATCATGGCATTGTTACGAACGCAGTGAAAGATAACAAATAGTATCGGGAACAGTCCAAACAGCCAATATATTTTTAATAACACACCAGTTATCAATACCGCTACTAAAATCAAACCCATGGCAGACATAAAAAAGATATGTTCTTTAAGCCATTTCTTCTTGTAAAAATCCATTTTATCTTTAAGTGTAAACGAACTGGATTTTATTGCTTGTACCAGATTTTTCTCTGCGACTTCACGATACTCATCTTGCGTAAGTCTTCTTCCCGACAATATTTCATTTATGCTGACTCCAAAGAGCTCGCTCATTACAAGAAGCATATCGGCAGGTGGAAGATATTTTCCTGTTTCCCAACGTGAAATTGTTTTATTTGTTACTCCAAGTATATCTCCAAGTTTCTCCTGTGATAAATTCTTCTCTTTACGAAGTTGTGAAATAAATTTTCCGATAAGTTCCATATTCATAATCGATTACCTCCATGCATAAAGTATGGCATCGACAGTGGATTTTGTCTTTACCACAGACAGCGAATCGTTGGACATTCGCAAAATTCCGATTAACAAAGTAAGCTATTTCTTCTTTGAACTGTATTTTGTGGTGCTCCGATGAAAACCATTTTCATCCGTTACTACATTACTTCTCTTTGTTTTTTCTTCCTGTACCGCACGAAATTCGCTCTCTGTAATAATAGGCGGAATGCACTCTTTCATCTGATATGCGTATTCCTGCGAGACTGAGTCTAGAAGCGTGACGGTACCAGCGTATTTTTCGTTTACAAGCATTGTTTCAATAGCTCGTTTATTCCACTTTTCTTTACCGGATGGTGACGGAATGCCTGCCTCTGCCAGCTTTTTTATAATGCCAAGCACACTGGCTCCATCAAGGTACCAACGGAAGATATTACGCACGACCTTTGCTTGTTCTTTATCAATAATAAGTTCTCCGTTTACATCCTTTTTATATCCATACAATCGCTTTTTATACAAACCCGAAGTGCCATTTGCAGCACGCATTGAAAGTCCCATACGAATATTATCACTTCTGCTTTCATTTTCAGCTTGTGCAAATGACTCCATTACTGATATAAGCATCTCACTGTCATGTTCATCCGTATCTATACCTTCGCCCTCAAATATCACTCTGACCCCAGCTGATTTAAGTTTTCTGACAGCTTCAAGAGTTTCTACAGTATCTCGTCCAAAACGACTAATGCTTTTCGTGAGAACTACTGATATATTATGCGCTTCGCATTCCCTTATTAGACGTTCAAACTCACGCCTCGGTACCTCTCCCTTAGCTGATGCAATATCAATAAATACATCAGCAAGACGCCACTGGCTCACATTGGATACTGCCCTCGTAAGTGCAGAAACCTGCTCGGCAAGGCTATAGAGCTGTTCTTTTTCATTTGTACTTACACGGCAATAAATGCCCACTTTCTTTTCTAAACGGTCATTTCTTGCCGGTATATACCATATTTTTGGTTCCACGGTCTCGCCTCCTTTTTAATGTATAGCCTAATTTTATTTCAATATAACGTAAATGATAAGTAGGCTATTTGAGCTTCATAATTAAGCGGGAACACAATATGTTGTTTTTATTCCTTTGCCTTTATACTAGATATACGCGACATCAATACTACCGTCTCAACGTGGCTCGTGTGCGGGAACATGTCCACCGGGTGAACCTCCCTGGCCGGGTAGCCCGCTTCGGCCAGAATTTTCAAGTCCCGCGCCAGCGTGGCCGGGTTGCAGGAGATGTAGATGATGCGATCCGGCGCTGCTTCGGCCACCACCTCCAGCAGCTCCGGGGCGCAGCCCTTGCGCGGCGGGTTAAGCACAACCACGCCGGCGCGGCGGCCCGCCCGGAGCAGCTCCGGTACCTTCTCTTCTG